TGCTTCCTTAGACATCTGCATCAATCGTTTAGGAATTATCTTTTGCGGAGCACGTCTATTTATATCAAATCCTAGATATTTAAAGAATTCAACTAATTGTCTAGATGAAATTTGATAATGTAAACCATCAGGTTTTAAATAGTACCTTAACCCAAGTGTTTTTATTGTGGTAGATATATCGTCACCACAGGTGATGTCTAGACGGGCACGTGTTGGATCATTTGAAATATTACCTTCAGATATATATAATCCAATTAAGTATGCAATGTCTGCTGTTATTCTATTTTGTGGTCCAAAATAGTTAATGTTCTTATGCTTTTTCAGTGAAGGAACAAAATCAATATCATCATTACCCCAGCAATTCATCCCATATTTTACTGAAACCATATCACCTTCAGATAAATCTTTTGACTTTACCCATTTATATTCACCATCTTTAAATGCCCAAAACTTATGCTCAAGTGAACACTCAATATCACTATATTTAGTATGTATTTTACGTGTTTCTACTTTACCCTCATTATGCATTAAAGCACCAGTATTCATGTCATCTTTCATTCCCATTACTTTATAGTCGGGAACTTCATAACCACCGTATCCACGTGATTCATCAATAAAGTCAGCGACTTGTTGAATGCCTTTATCGGTAAATACGAAGGTATCCTTTGTAACACATGAGGTTATAACAACCTTTGTTGTTTTACCTGATGAAATTGTAGGAAATACTGATGCCATAAACTCATCAGCAATGTGTGGTTTCACGAATGCAAATTCGTCCAAATAAAGTAAATTAATTGACATACCACGAATACCATCCGGTGAAGTCGCTGCACATATAACTCGTGTTCCATGTGAGAATTGTATACCACGTTTATTCCATTGTTTTACACCCGGTTGCATCCAATATGGTAAGTTAATATATGAGTCTCTTAACTGTTGTAATTGTTCCTGTGCTAAGTTCAATTTGTTCGCTAATATAGCAACTACCTTATCTGCGTTAAATAAAGAATACCATAGTATATACGCACGAGTAGTTGCTGAGTTATGTGACAATATATCACTACTATAATATCGATGGTTTTTATCATCTAATTCCAAGTCATACATGTGACTATCAAATCCTAGATTCGTAACTGATACTACTGTATCATATCCATCTATAGTCGCTATTAAGTCACCGGCAACTAAATCTTTTACATATACTTCATCTAATACTTCATTGTTTATGTTAGAGTAAAATACAATATGAGTATCAGCGCATTTTATGCTGTGTCTAGTTGTTTTTAATTGCCATACTTCATAATCCACTGTTTTATGGCAATATTTTATAGGAGACCAGCCTGTGTCAGTCTTTACTTTGAATCCTTTGCCTTTCAATGATTTTATGAATTTTCTTTTTACTTCTAATGATGGTGTCATATTCCTAAAAACTCTTTACATTTACGCAACTCTCGGTAAATGTTTTTCTTGACATCAGAATGCCAAATAACCAATACTTCATATCCGTTTTCATTGGCTAACTTTATCTTGTCAGCATCGTAGTCCCATATTTCTTTTGCTGTTCGATTATACATATTATTTGATTTACAAGTTGTCCATGTAATTGGTATATCAGTTGAATTATATATTTTAGGATTTGCATGGAATCTATCACCATTATATTCAATTATTTTGTTTGTTCTAATATAAGTAAAATCATACTTTCTATACTTACTAATAGTATCTAAATTTTTTTCTAACAATAGTTCATCTTTATCATATTTAACTTCACTTCTAGTTATATGTAATTTATCGCAAATAAAATCAAAGAAACTATTTGCGGCTTGGCTTACCATATTATGACCAGACATTTTTTTTCTATTAATTTCATTTATTTCATCTTGTGATTTATTACTTAATGTATTTAACCATTTTTTCGTAATTTGATCTCTAATAATCTTTGCATCTTCTATTGATATATCATTTCTTTCAGCAATGTTTTTAACTGAATTTGTAGATTGTCTATTATGTAACATATCGGTCGCTGCTTCTTCATCTACACCATGTTTTTTCATATAGTATTCAATACGAGTAGGTTCCGAATCAACTGTCTTTGAATTTGATACACGATTAATAAACTCTTGTTTTAATTTAATAGATTCTTCCATGGAATACCCCCGTTTTAAATAAAACTCGACTGCCCATGGTGAATTTTCACTCGTGCCATTTTTATACATTGGATTGTTTTCCCCTGTTCTGCTTTCAGATAAATATGACAAATATTCTTTTGTTTCTGTAATACCTTCATATTTGGATTTATATTCATCTACTGTTATGTCATGAATGTTAAATACATGCTTATATAATTGCTTTCCTCTAAATCCACATATTTTACATTCAGGCAATTCATAAAATGCTTCATCTCCTAGTTTCAGTCGCAATTTCTCGTTTTTGGATTTTATCACCTTTGGATCTCTTAATCGCCTTTTACTATTTTCTGCCATATATGTGTTCTTATCATTCCAATATTCGACTGTTATTTTATTTGTCTCTCTGAATTCTGGTTCTGTTATGTTATGTGCTCGTTTAATATGGCCTAACAGAGACATTAAACACTTTCCCTTTCTATCAGAGGTCGTTGAATATTTACAATATGGGCATGATATTGATTCTGACTTACTCATCTAGTTCTCCTAATAAATTAAAGAATTCCTCAATGGTGAATTTCATTTCTTCACCATCTTCATTCATAATATAGATAATTTCATCAGGAAAAATACATTTTCCACATTGGCGGGGAAATTTTACGATATTAAATCGATTTTCGTTAAATTTGATGAGAAGCTCTTCTTGGAAATCATATAATCCAAAAAGTTGCATGCCTTTATCTTTCGTATTAATATAAACATAATTGCGAATGAAATATATTGGGTCCTTTGCGCACTTTTCCAATTCTTTTAATTGCCATGGGAGGACCCTTACGCTTTCATTTGCATCACGTAAATTTGTAATTCCATTAAACGCCATTTGTAATATCCTCTTGCATCATATGTATGTACTTTTGCATAAAATCTTCGGATGCGTCAACCGGAATAAATTCACACATAAACTCAGATAAAAATGCTTTAAGTCCCAATTGTGATATTGTTTGCTTTACCCATTGATTATCTCTATTAGGAATAACAAAATATGGGTATTCCATATAATAAAAGTTATTATGATTAGATCTAGCATCCGTACATAATTTATAGAAATGATTAAATCCATTAGGCACAGAGTTAATTATTATCTGAGGTTTTGTGCCTGATGCTATAACAGGAAAGGTCGAATCCATAAATTCTTTAGCTATATTAGATTTTGCAAATGAAAATTCATCTAGAATTATAGTATTTATCGATCTTCCTCTCATAGTAGAAGAAGCATTAAATGAAGTGGTGTTAATATTAGCACCGTTTTCTAAATATATTGTGCCTTTATTTGAATTTACTATCCTATTCCCTTTTTTAAAACATTCAGGTAAAAGCTCGTACATATCTTTAATATTAGCTAATGCAGCATTAGCCATTTTTTGTGAAATGGAACACCATGTTATTGCATAAGATGTATTATATAGCATTTTATGTAATGCATATAACTGTAAGATGGTAGACATTCCAATCTGTCTGGAATGATTTATAATTAAATATTTTCTTATATCTAAATCAATTAATAAATCGTGTTGAAAAGCGTAAGCATTAAATTTAGTTATTCCATTATCAAGTGTTTTTATAGCAGCTACGTTATTTAAAAAATATGAGAAGCTGGCTGATTTGGCTAATAATTGTAACTCTTCAGTGCTATAAAGCTCTTTTGGTTCTGTTTTATCATCTTCGAGACCTTCCACAAACTCCTGTAATTGTTCGTGGTACCTATTCCGATATTCATGCACCGCTGACCGGAATAATTCAGATTTGGACTTATTTAACATTTCAGATAAGTAATCAAGTTCCTTGTCAGTCTCTTCTTTGATGTATATGTTTATGCGCTTCATTAAATTTTTCCTGTGAGTATACACACCTTTTTACTATATTGTTTATAAAAGTTTGTCAATGATAGTTATAAACTTTAAAAAAATGACATTGAAGGCATTAAATGAAAAAATTAACTGGTCAGATTATCCCGATTCTATGGTACAGAGTGGCGTTAAACTTATGAAAGAAATAAATGACGCTGGTTATGAAGCATACATTGTAGGTGGTGCTGTGCGAGATATTGCAATGGGAGATACCAATATCCATGATATTGATATTGGTACAAATATGCCAATTGCAGACATAAAAAAGAGATATAAAACCGTTGAATATGGCGGTGGTGAAAAACATGGTACTGTAATAGTCAGGTTTGAAGAAAATGACTATGAGCTAACTCAGTTTAGAACTGAAGGTAAGTACACTGACAAAAGACGACCTGATGAAGTTACCTTTGGTGTGTCATTTGAAGAAGATACATCAAGAAGAGATTTTACATGGAATGCAATGGGAATTGATTATGATGGAAACTTAATTGATTTCCATGGTGGGTTAGATGATATTAAAAATAAAAAATTGCGAACTGTAGGTGATGCACGTCAACGCTTTTATGAAGGTGATGATGGTGACGTGCTTAGAATGTTACGTGCTATTAGATTTGCAGCTAGATTTAATTTTGATGTAGATCAAGGTGTTATTGATGCAATTAAAGATTTAAAAAGCCATATCACTGAGACATCTATGGAGCGCATTAGAGACGAAATAATAAAAATAATGGACTATGGTGGCGAAAAATTTGCTAATGCATTAAAATTATTATCTGATACCGGTTTATGGAATGAAATTGCACCTGAAATAAATGTAAGTGATGATAAAATTAATGCGGTGAAAGACGTTAATACTCAATCACCTGAAATTAACTTTTCTATTGTAATGAATGATTTAACACCAAATCAAGCATTTAGTTCGTCTTCTAAATTTATGTTGGATAATAAGCAGAAGAAGACAATTGCGTATATTGTATCTAACTTAGATAATTATTCTAATCTAGATAAAATTGATAAGCAATTGGCATTAAAGATTGTTAATAATCCGGACTTTGGTAAGTTAAAGGCTGTATATATAGGATTAAATAAATCTGATATTAATAATTCAGATGATATAGTTTCAAATATTATGGCGTTTAATGATATTGTAGATAGACAAAAAGGTATCAATAAAGCTATTATGAATAGTGGTATAAAAGGTGCTGATTTTGGTCGCATTGTAAAGAAAATTAATGAATGGTTATTTGATGAATATGAAAAGGGTAATGTACCATCAGATGACGAAGTTAGATATTTCATAAAGGAAAACCGATGAAAACATATTTTGATGATTTAGCTTTATTCGAAGCTGTTAAGCCAACCTCACCTGATCCTAAAAAGATCCGTATTTTTGATTTTGATGGTACTATTTTTAATTCTCCTAATCCTAATCCTGAACTATGGGATAAAAAGACTATTGGTAAATTACGTTCTCATTTCAATCAAAATGGCTATGGTTGGTATCAAAATACGCTGACGCTGGATGATAAATATATCGACCTAAATGATTTTAATGAAGATGTTGTCCGAGAAGTCGAATCCTCTATGAAAGACCCGAATTCAGTTACCGTGCTTTTAACTGGAAGAACAACGGATTATTTAAATCAAGTAAAAAAGATTGTTGCTACTCGTGGATTAGTGTTTGATGAATATGGACTAAAGCCAAGTGACAATGGGGTGAATGATGGAAGTGAATTTACCATGGAATTTAAAAAGCGATTTATTAATGAATTGATAGATAAATATGAAAATGTCACTGGTATTGAAATGTGGGATGATCGCTTTAAACATGTTACAAGGTTTAATGATTTCTTGGATTCTATGGATATGAATATGGGGGTACATCATGTAAATAATCCCGATAAAAGTATATCCGATCCTAACTTAGAGCGTGAGCTTGTATCTAAGTTAATGGATGATCCTAGAATTAAGAAGAATAATTCAAATAACGCACTCCAATATATAAAGCTGCTTTTATCACAAAAGATAGCCGAGCTAAGCTATTGTCTGAATT